CTAGTAGCTTCATCACACCATGTTTGGTAACAGTATACACGCATACATGTATATATTAAAAAGACCCCGCTGCGAGCATTGGGCTATATGGGTTATAGTAGAAAGACCCCGCTGCGAAGAATAGGGAGTAACCATTTTAACTATGCCCAATTTGACCTCGACTGACCATTCTAGAAAACCTTGTGCCGAACCGTGGCCTACCTTGATTCTGGCTCAAGTTCTAGAATCTGTCACACTTTATCACACAATTCAACACTTTTCTGCACTTTTTGGCATCATGCCCCTCACTAGATCAGTCATAGCGCATGGTGGCTAGATCTATTTCACACTTTTTTACAAAATAGATCACTTTATATACAGAGTTCTCTACTATAGCATACGGAAGTAATTCTATTAACCTATATAAGAAGCTCGAACCGTTAAATATGTTATGGAAGATGCCAACTCATTCATTACTATAGCTCATATACATGTACGTGATAGGAACTATGATGTATATGTCAGTATGAATGTCACTAGTCGTCATATACATGTATTCAAGTATGATACAGATCGTGTTACATGCGAATATGAAGTATTCAATCATTATCAGGATGCTTGTGACTATCTTGAGCTGTTATTGTAGTCCATCGTGTTCGGGCGGTTGGGCTAGACTTTTTGACACTTTCAGGCCCGGGACTGCCCGAACCAAAGCCCGTTCTTCGCCCAGGCTTTAACCCTTTTGTCAACCAGGTTATTCAAAAGTGTTGTTTTTCTGCCACAGTTAGTTGGCACTTACTAACATAAGAACCATCGCGCACCCTCGCCGTCCACCCCCAGCCTAACTGTTCGAACTTATGCTTACATTATAGCATTTTGGACCCATGCTGTCAACAAGGTCTTTCCGGCATGTTGTGAAAATACAACAGACGAGTGCGGGGCCTTTTGGTTGACATTTTGGGCAATCTGCGCTATAATTACGACATGATGAAAACAAAACGAACTGCCCGTAAAGACTCCAACTATATCATCTACGAAGCTGTCTCTGAGGCTGGCGAGAACTATATTGGCTTGACCCGTAAGGGCACTGTCACTGTAGCCCGAGCCGTTAAGGAACGGTGGCGTAAGCATCTAAGCCGTGCCCGTAACGAAAACCGCTTGTGGGCCCTGTACGTCTATCTAAAGACAGGTGGCATGGACATGGGCTGGGAGCATAAGGTTATCGCTGTCGTGCGTGGCCGTGCTGAAGCTTACGACTTTGAGCGTGGATTGGTTAAGGAGCTCAAGCCTACACTGAATGACCAGTACCTTTGAAGGGTTGTTGACACGAACTAGATTTGGTGCTATAATATACACTTACAACGAACAAGGAGCGAACCATGTTTAAACTGTTATCTACTGCAAACCCTAAGATCCAAAAGGGTACCAAGCTGGGCTATCTGTCCTTTATCTTGCACCTTGCACCTGCTGACTTGAGCGGTAAAGAGACTTGCCCTAAGCGCACCGCAGGATGTACTGCCGCTTGCCTTAATACTGCCGGACGAGGCGGTATGTTCAAAAAGGGCGAGAACACTAACATGATCCAAAAGGCTCGTATTCGCAAGACCCAGTACTTCTTTGGCGACAGAGATGCCTTTATGACTGACTTGGTTAAGGACATTCAAAAGGCTATCCATTTTGCAGAGCGCAAGGGTTTGACGCCCGTGTTCCGTTTGAATGGTACTAGCGACTTGAGCTGGGAGAAGTACTCCGTTCCAGGATATGCTGGCATGAACATCTTTGAATTGTTCAGTGATGTACAGTTCTATGACTATACCAAAGTGCTGGGTCGTAAGGTTAAGGACTTTCCTAACTACCACTTGACGTTCAGCAAAGCAGATGGCAACGACAGCGATGTGGCAGAAGCCCTGCTACAAGGTATGTCAGTGGTTGCTGTCTACGATGCTATTCCAGCAGGTGTTCCGAGTGCAGACGAAACTGACTTGCGCTTTTTGGACCCTAAGGGCATTATGCTTGGATTGAAGGCTAAGGGCCGTGCTAAGAAGGACTACAGTGGATTCGTAATTCGGTTGACTGAAGTGGCTTAAGGCGTTATAATACATACATAGACACACAAAAGGAGCGACACTTATGTACGATATAGTTCAAAACCCAATCCCCCGTAGCGGACTCTGGGCAACCCCCACCCTGGAGCAGATCCAGACGCAGATTGAGGGCTTCCCTCCTGAGATGCGGGCACAGATGCATCATGTGATGATGCTTACACTGAATGCCTGTAATAAGCTGGTAGAAGATAACATCCTGTCTAAAGAGGTGTTCGCACAATGATGTATACTGTTGAAATCTACAAAAAGGATGCCCGCACCAAAGCAGGCGAGCGCATGGTCAGCAAGACAGACTATGAGGTGACTGAACAGACTATGCTGGAGCACACCGTCAAGCATACCTACAGGGCAAGCCAGGGTTACCGCTATGAGATACATGAGACTATGGTAACCCGTACCAACATGATGGGTGGCAAGGAGTATCAGGAACGCTATGACACTCCACGCTATTGCTCACCCAGCTCAGAAGCCTACTGGAGTATGTGATGATGAAACTCTATGAAGTGACCTTCAGTGTTGAAGGGGCAGACAGCAACCTACAGTGGGTAACCACGCAGGTGAGTGCGTTTGATGACTTCAGGGCAAAGGCCATGGTCCAAGCCCAGTATGGGTCCAGATGCCACATTCACTCCTGCTACATCTGTGGTTGACACTTTGGGTAGGTAGTGTTATAATACATATACACAGACACAAAAGGAGCGAGCGATGAGCGCAAGAGTTGAGGGTGTTACAGTTAACATAGGTGACTGGGTAGGGTTCAAGTCGGACATAGAGCAGTCTGGCAAGATTGTAGCAATCAAGCAGACCTATGCAGGTACTAGCCTGACCCTGGAGAACATGAGTGGGTTCAGTGGGGACTACATTGGTGGAGAGACAATAACCACAGAGCTAGCCAGGGATTGTTGGATCGATTGACAGGCTAGCCCAAATACAGTATAATAAACACTTAAACACACACAGGAGCAGTCATGTTATCAATCAAAGAAGTAAACTCAGCAATCATGTTGCAGACGTGGACCAACACTGAACTGTCTAGCATGATTGATGCTGTCAAATGGAACAGAGACCATTTGGCCAAACAGATCAAACGTTCTATCCGTACAGGCGACAATGTGGAGTTCACGTCCAGCAAGACAGGGCGCCTGACACGTGGCTTCGTTAAGAAGGTGGCCATTAAGTATGTGACAGTGGACACGGGCATGGGCTTGTGGAGAGTCCCAGCTAACATGCTCACAGTGGTCGATCGAGAGACGGCATAAGTTCTACGGGTGGCTGTTGGCAGTCCTAGGCTACAGCCTTAAAGAGGGGAAACTAAGTGCAGGCCAACCCCTCGCCCACCCTATCAAGAATAACCCTGATGTCAACCAGGGTATTTTTTTGGCAGATTGACGTTTTGGGCTAGCTGTGTTATACTTACAGTATAGACAATAAGGAGCGTGTATGAAGGTAAAAGTTGTAAACATAGAAGCGGCAGGTTATTATACTAGCGAACATGCTAGCGGTAGTACTGTAAAGGTAACACTACAGCGCGGCACAGAAACTGTTAGCTGTGACGAAATACTAATTTGGGAAGAGGAGTACGCAGAGGACTGCTTTGACGAATGGATGGATTGTGCGTTAGCAGGCGAAGCAGGTTACACTTACACGGAGGAGCGAGTATGATGAGCAACATAGCAAAGGCAAACAAACTACGCGAAGCATTTGAACTAATAGACAGGGCAAACGCATTAATGCAAGAAGCATTAGGCGCAACAGATGAGAGCTACGAAATACACTGTGCATGTGAGAACTTGGAAGACATGCTGAAAGAGTGTTACAATAGTTTAATTGAAATGCAAATAACCGAGTAAAGTGTAGGGTTATACAAAGCGCACTTGACATTTTGGGCTAAGTGCGCTATAATAACAACATACAAAGAAAGAGAGCGAAGATGAGCAAAGTATACATTGTACAAATACAGGGCTGGGGCGACAGCGAAGACGAGTTTTACAATATGGGTGCGTACAGCACACGGGCTAAGGCTGAAGCGGCGCTAGAGGAAATGCTAGTGCAATGGGAAGCGGACGGCTGTGACAGAGACGACGTTGTATACGAAATAGACGTTAACACAGTGGACGCTTGACATTTTGGACAGACTGCGCTATAATTAACACTTAGCAACAAAGGAGCGTGATATGACTGTTAAAGAACAGATTTTTGCTAAACTAGCAGAAGTAGAGGCATTGCTGCAAGAAGCAGAGTGCGACGGCATGCAATTTGCAGAACTAGACTGCTTTGGCGAAGTGACTAGAACACTTACGCAACTTGCAGACGAAGTTGACTACTACGTGGATTAATGTTATAATTGTTTTTTGAAGGAGCGTATATGATTGCATTTAAAGACGTTGTGTGTAACACAAATGGCAAAGGTTACTGGAGCAACAAGGCACAAGCTGTTAACGTTACAGGCGCAACTGTAGCTTATATTAATGATGAAGGCGACTTTGGTGAGTTGCGTGTGTACTTTAATAATTGGGACACAGATAAGATGGGTCTGATTTACACAGACAAACAGTTTATGCAAGAGTTTAAGGCAGTACTAGTTACTAAACTGGGCTTTACAGACGCACAGCTTAAGAACCTTTGCTACAGCGAGCAGGGTATGCAGGGCGACAACTATGTTAGCATGGACATTTTGAGTGCAGACATTATTAATAAATTTGCAGAGATTGAGACGGTTAATGTTTAACAACATACTACAGTGGGCGGGCACTGTGTGCCTGCTTACAATGTACGTGCTAATGTCTTTCTTTCCACAGCTGCACCCTTATAATATTGCTGCAGGAGTACTTGGGGGAGCATGTTACTTGGTGTGGACTTTGCGAGTACGTAATAGACCACAGCTAATAGTTAACGCTGTGGCAATAACCATAGGGCTAGCAGGGTTATACAAAGCCTGGGGTTGACAATTTGGACAAAGTGCGCTATAATACACACTTAGCAACAAAGGAGCGACAAATGGCTAAAGTTAAAATTGCAAAACTTACTGACTGGCAACTTATTAACGGCACTTGCTTGCAAGGTTATGTTAATGTAGATTATGCAACGCTAGTTAATGTATTTGGTGAGCCTGAGGGCGCATTTGATAATTATAAAAGTGATTGCGCTTGGGATTTGCTTATTAATGGCACTGTAGTTACTATCTACAATTATAAAGATGGCAAAAACTATAATGGGCCTGCAGGGCTTGCAATAGATAATATTACTGACTGGCATGTTGGTGGTAAAAGCAAACTAGCGCAGCAACTAGTAGATAAGGCTATTGAGCAGTATTTTGCAAAACAAAAGCAAATAGCCTAAGCACAAAGACCCTGCTAGCTGTAGGGTCTTTAGCACAGCATTTGACACTTTGCCCAAAATGCGCTATAATTAACACTTAGCAACAAAGGAAACAAGATGTCACCGGACAAGCAACACATTTTTACATTACTAGCACAACTGCAAATGTTAGTAGACACTGACTTTGAAGAAAACGCAAAAATACAAGACGCTTTTAATGCGCTGTGCTGTGCTATAGACGAAGAAGTTCCGGAAAATTATGTAGCAACTTAATAACCCTTCGGTTGACAAGGTTACCAAAAGCTGTTATAATATACACATACAAACAAACATTAGGAGCGAACCAAATGGGATTTTTTACAGACACAGACTTCGACAGCACCCTGGACATGATAGACAGCGTGAACGAAGTAGTGGAGCGCAACATCCGCAACAACTTCACACAAGAGAGCGCAACCAAGTTGGGCTTGGATCAACGCTGTGGACGCTTGTATGTTGACATTAACGACCAAGTGATTGCTGTACACACCTACAACCTCAGGACCGTAGACTACTACGGCGGGTTTGAGTATGTTAAAGAGGGCGAGGGCCGTGTTACTTGCGGTGAGTACACTTTCTTTACCACAGAGAGCGAGCGCATAGCAGATTGCTTTGAAGCCCTGTCGGAGGACATGGTTGACGACGAGTAAGATTGGTGCTATAATACAGTTATACAAACAAACATTGGAGCGAAACAATGCAAGTCAAAGAACTAATCGAAATCCTTAGCCGCTACGAGCAAGAAGCTGAAGTACACTTTAGCTATAACTACGGGGATCATTGGCGCACAGAGGTTGCTCCAGCAGTATGTCAAGTCACCGACGGCGTTGTTGAGTATAGCGACTACCACCGCATGGACAAGTTGGTCACAGACGAAGACGAGTGCTACGATGAGGACACGGGCGACTATAAAGCAGACGTTCGCAAAGTAGTCGTCATCGGTTGACGCTTTGCCCAAAAGGCGTTATAATACATATACACAGACACACAAGGAGCAAAGCAAATGGGTACACGTTCAATGATTGCTATTCAAAACCCGTATAGCAAAGACGTCCGCGCAGTCTACTGCCACTGGGACGGTTACTTGGAGCACAACGGCTCTATCCTCAACAAGCACTATTCAGCAAGTTCCAAAGTCAACAATCTTATTGCCCTGGGCGGCTTGAGCAGCTTGCGTCCTGAGATTGGCGAGAAGCACGCCTTTAGTCAGTTTGAAGTGCCTAAGGACGAAGTAGAAGCGTTCAAAGAGGCAACTGAAAATATGTGTACGTTCTACGGACGCGACAGAGGCGAGACAGGGCAGGAGTTCAAAGTGTTCCCTACGCTTAAAAAGGCAGAGGACTACTTTGAAGGCAGCTGGTGCGAGTACTTGTATGTCTTCAAATACAAAAAGTCCGACGACTACCAAAGCGGTGAGTGGCACTACAAAAAGATTGGCGGGCGCTGGAAGAAGCTTGCTCCGGCACTTGCTAAACTCAAAGCGGAGGATTGTGCGTGACAGGGTTCCAATCAAAGAGGGCTTCGGCCCTTGATAAATTCAAAGGACAAGGTATGAAGAAAGTATTCGTTGAGACAGTTCTAATGCAAGAGCTTGAGGTTCCGGAGAGCTGGGAACGCGAAGATGTGTTTGACTTCCTAGCAGAGAACCAATCGTTTCGTACAGCCTTCCAGGGTGTAAGCAACACAGACCAAACAGCCCGCATCCTGGACTTGGGTGTGATTATTGAAAAAGTGACCCAAATGGGTGAGGAGTGTTTTGATGAGTAAGATGAAAGACTTGACGTACGATATCGAAGCTATGTTCATTGACGGAGAGTCTCCTAGTGAGATTGCTCTACAGCTGGACATTCCAATCAGCCTAGTCCGAAACACACTGGAGTCCTTTGGTGTGGACAGCAGGGACATTGAAGAAGTGTATAGCCCGTTCAATCCATAAGGTTGACAACCCCTTGCCAAAATGCTATAATTATGGCATACAGTAAGGAGAGCGATGTGAAGATTACAGTTAAAATACCAAAGCAGGTTAGGGCACACATTGTCCTATTCTGTAAGGACACACCCTTCAAGCAGAAGGTAGTGGAGAGCAAGATTAAGTATAAACGCAACCCAAAGCACAAAGGACGCGAGCAATGATGAAGAAGCACTCAACTAGGCGCCACCCTTGGGCACAGAAGGTTGACGAAGAGGTTGCTAAAGAGCAATTGGCCATCATAGTCCGAGACATAAAGACAGGCCGGGACTATAATCCCGAAGCCGCGTTCCTGGAACTGTTGAAAGAGCCTTGGTTCAAGGCGCAAATGAAAAGGATGGCAAACAAATGAGAATCGAAGGACTAACAGAGCACCAAGTAGAGCTCCTGGACACCATGTGGGCCATCAAAGAGTTTGATGACCTAGAGGATTGGATGCAAACGCTCACCAAAGCAGACAGGGTTGAAGCAGAGAGCCTACAACGCCTAGTGATCCTGGAGGCATTAGAAGAGATGTTGGAGCAGAGCAAATACCCTGACGCCAACAAGGTTATTGATCGGTTTCGGTTGACGAAGTAGACGTTGTTTGCTATAATATACACATACACTAACAACTAAGGAGCGAAACTTATGAACATTAGCACACTAGAGCAGTATGTAGAGCAAAAGAACAAATGGCGTGGTATCTTTAACCAAGAGCCTTTGAGCTTGTTGAATGGTAAGGATCGTCAAGCCATTGCCAACAGCATTGATTCAGAACTCAGCCCAGAGAACCTAACTTGCGATGGCGAGTTGCGTGGAGCACAAGTTCAGCAGAAGTTCCGTTATCTTACTCGTTGTGCTGAGGAATTGCTCAGCATTGACTCGTCAGTAACCTTTTACGAAATGGGAGTGTAACATGCCTAATTGGTGTAACAACACGCTGGAACTCCAGCATGAAGACCCAGCAATGATTGAGCGGGCCAAGACAGCCTTTGCTGAAGGTAAACTGTTAGAAGAGTTCTGCCCAGTGCCAGAGAGCCTACACATTGTAGCAGGCAGGGTTGGTGACGAAGCAGAGCAGAAGAAGTTGGAAGAAGACACAGCCCGTAACCTAGAGGTTCATGGCTATGGCAACTGGTATGACTACTGTGTCAACGAATGGGGCACCAAGTGGGATGTGGGTGGTAATGACTACAACGAACCACATCAGGACAGTCCTAACAAGATCACAATGAGTTTTGACTCAGCCTGGGCACCACCTACAGCGGCCATGGACAAGTTTATGGACTTGGGCTTTTCAGTTCGCTTGTATTACTATGAGCCAGGCATGTGCTTCTGTGGAATCTACGGTGATGAGGGTGATGACTACTATGACCTCAGCAACCTAAGCAGTGAGCAGGTCAAAGAAGAACTGCCCGAAGTGTTGGATGAGATGTTTGGCATCAGCGAGTGTATGGCAGAATACGAAGAAGAAAACCAAGCAGAGGAAGAAGAAAATGATACCAAGTAAAGAAGCAATGGATCTCCTGGATCAAATCATACGTCAATGGGCTAAGGATTGTGAGTAAACTTGAATTCTATGCTCGTCCACTGGTAGCCTTTGATCCAAACAACAAGGATCATAGGCGCTGGTATTATGAATTTATCGAATATGGAGGTTGGGGCAAGTGTCCAGTAAGGTTCATTTGCCCCAACGAATCCGGAAGTGATTTGGTTAAAATGATAACCAGATTGTTGGTTGAACACTATATCCAAAAGGAGTTCGAAAGAAGTACTCAAAAGGTTGTCCAAAAGACAAAGAAAACGATTGACAGACGTTCAAAAAGATAATATAATTGAAACATGCTGAGGAATTGGCATATAACTTAAACACACACAAAGAGGTATTAAAAATGGCTACAGATAAACTTTTCACTCACGTTGGTATTTCAAAGCACCCTGAATTGGGTTATAAGGTTCGCTTCGCAACAGATATGCTGCGAATCAAGAACTTGGCTAAGTCTGGCCACTCAGACATCCGTTTGGCAGAGCTTGATAAGGCTGTCACCAAGTATGAAGCTGTTAAGCAGATTCAAACTATGGCAGAGTTCGCTGATGCACACGCTCAAGCGGCTATCATGGAGTACTTGGAAGAGAAGGCTCCTAAGGCACCAAAAGCCAAGGCAGCTCCTGCTCCTAAGGCTAAAGCAACTAAGGCTCCTGCAAAGACAGCCAAGGTTGTTGAGAACGAAGACGCTCCGTTCTAAGCTATGCGATTTGGGTGCTCACTGAGTGATGATTACACTCCTAACAGAGTTGTTATTCGTGACTTCAAGAGCACCCCAAAAGGCCGCGTACTATGTATCATCGCAAGAGATAACTTACACGACGCCAATCAAATAGCGCAACGCATTTGTGACTTATTAAACAATCAAGAGCAAGACAATGAGCTGGACTCAGTATGAAATATGGGGTCTGTTGGACGGGCATGAAGAACTGCTCGAAACCACAGGCACTTTGAAGGAAGCAGAACAAGTTGCCAAGGACCTGTTAGAGTTTAATGAAGCAGTATGGATCCTTGAAGAACTTGATGACAACCTGAAAGAAGTTCGCAGGTATAAAGGATTGATTTAGGGCCTATAGCTCAGTTGGTTAGAGCAGAGGACTCATAATCCTTTGGTCCCTGGTTCGAGTCCAGGTGGGCCCACCAGATTAGGGCTGTTGTTTTAATACAACAGTCCTTTTCTTTTGGTTGACAGGTTGGTGGATCTTTGCTATAATAGTGGCATAAGTTAACAAAGGAGCGAACTATGTTAGACCAAGTAACCAAGCATTCAGTACACGGCAAAAGCTACGAACAGCAACACGGCAACGCATTTGACCGCGGATCAGCAGACAGCTATTATGGCCGACCACGTGATCCCCATATGTGGCCAGCAGGCACTTACAAAGGCACTCGCGTTGAAGCAGAGCAAATGACTAATGACGAGCTGGAAGCGTACCACGCAGGTTACGACTACAATGAACAGTTTGGCGACAAGAAAGACTGGGGTTGACTGCCCGCCCAAAAGACGCTATAATATACACATACACTAACAAAGCAGGAGCGAAAACTATGATGCTAGTAATTGACACGCAGTACATGGAGAACTATGGCGCCCACGATTGGGACGGCCAAGGTGAGTGCCCACAGTACTGGAAAGCCAAAGGCGGTTCAGAGTACAAGGTTACCGGCATCCCACGCAATGTGGATGTGAACCGTGTGTTGTTCATGTTGGGCCAGGAAGTACAGTGGAGTGACAATGGTAGCACTAGCTCTGTGATTGGCACCCACTTTGAGTCAGACGACTACCTCAGCTGGTTTGAAAAGAGCCAGATGGAGTATGATGGTTCAGTGCAGTTCGCAGAGCCCAGCATCAGCTATGTCGACCTTTGCCTGCTAGAAGCAGCTAAGGTACAAGAGTACGCTGAACTGAGTGCAGACTTAGACGCAGCCTACTACGGAGCTTAATATGATTGAAACTATCATTGCCTTGTTTATTTTTACCAGCCCGCTTTGGATCTTCCTGGCTATCCTGTTCGTGGCCCTGTGCATTGAAGAAGGCATTGTTGCCCGCAACAAGAAGAAGCTGGTTGACAACCCCACCCTTTGGTAGTATAATAACTACTTCAACAACGCATTATAGGAGCGAACTATGATTACAGCAGAACAAGTACTCGAAGCTAAGGGCATTGCTTACGCAGCTTCAGTAGACATGTACAACCGAATGGGCCGTAAGGATGCATACGCATGTGGCTTTGCTTGGGTGGACGTCTACGTGGATCGTACTAACTCAAAGCAAGCCAAAGAGCTTATTAAGGCAGGATTCAAAAAGGACTACAAGCCACGTTGCCTCAGCATGTGGAACCCAGGTGACTTGCCAGTCCAAAACATCGACATCAAAGAAGCGGGTGCGGACGCAATGGCTACTTACTTGCGCAGCTTGGGACTTAATGCGTACTCAGGTAGCCGATTGGATTGACATATAGGGCCGCAAGGCCTTATAATATACACTTAAACAAACACACAGGAGCGAACTTGTATGGCAAAGGTAATGACATTGGCAACTATGACAAAGACAGCAAAAAAGAGCACTAAGGGTGAGTCACTCAGTTTGGCACAAGAGCCCATTGTAAAGGTGCTGACAGAAACAGATGAAGAGATCCTTGCACGATTGCGTGACCGTTTTGAGATCCTGGACGACATGACTCGTGCAGTCAAAGCAGGCAAGGTACGTGCTATGATTGTAACAGGTCCTCCGGGCGTTGGTAAGAGCTTTGGTGTAGAGAAGGTCCTGAGCAAGCATGATACATTTGCAGACATTGCTAACGACTCAAAGCTGAAGAAGTACGAAGTAGTCAAGGGCGCAATGAGTGCCATTGGCTTGTACAGCAAGCTCTATGAGTACAGCGATAAGAAGAGTATCCTAGTGTTCGATGACTGTGATAGCGTATTGCTTGATGACTTGAGCTTGAACATTCTTAAGGCTGCGCTGGACACGTCTAAGAAGCGTATGATCCATTGGAACACTGACAGCAGACTGTTGCGTAGTGAAGGCGTACCAAACAGCTTTGAATTCAAAGGTGGTGCTATCTTTATTACCAATATCAAGTTCGACCACGTGAAGAGCAAGAAGTTGCAGGATCACTTGGAAGCATTGGAAAGCCGTTGCCATTACTTGGACTTGACTATTGACACACAGCGTGAGAAGGTCTTGCGCATTAAACAAGTAGTCACTGAGTGTGGCATGCTGGACAGCTACGAGCTTACTGATGAAGCCAAGCTGGAAGTAGTTGAGTTCGTAGATGCTAACAAGGATCGTATGCGTGAGCTGAGCTTGCGTACAGTACTTAAGGTAGCTGACTTGCGTAGCAGCTTCCCAGCTAAGTGGCAGTCGGTAGCAGAGATGACATGTATGCGCCACTAAGAGCGTAGGTTGTACGGACTGGCCAACGATTCGCTCCCGGCAACCAGTCTAGTTGAAAAGGATCATAAGCCCGATTCGCTCCCGGCTATCCTTTTCGATCCCCCAAGTCTACACGGCAAGGGGGATTTTTTTTGACCTCGGGGAGATATTATATTTTCGAAATGGTGAGGGGGTCCGACTATATATTACAAAACTTGTTGCTTTTTTACAACAGCGCAAGCCTTTTTTTCACCACCCATAGGTGCAAAATCACCACCATGAATCTATAAGTACTTCTTTATATTTTTTTACGCGGTTCCTACAGCAGCCTGCAGGACCAATTCAGCCAATAAAAAAGCCCTAACGAATCAGGGCTAAGTGTGCGGGCATGTCCCGTATAGAATGTTAACAGTAATCAAACGTGTTAGTTTGGTGGATTCTCCAAATGACACATTTGTTTGGTGCGCTTATACATATTCATATATACTTGCCCTCCTCTGTTGTAATAATATTTACATCTAGTCTAATAAACCATGCCCAATATAGGC